GTTCGGTACATCGAACTTGGATCCTGTTCATCAGGCGACAGCATTTGATTCTCTTTTTGTGGATCCTAATGCTTTCAAGCGACGTGTCGATTTCATGTTGCGCTTTAGTGCGAAACATGGTATCACTGGTCCTCGAGAAATCGTGGATGTCAAAACCGGACATATTGTGAAGGAAGAAGATATTATAACTCAGGCCCTGGAGTTGTACCTGGAGCGTGTTGATCAGATCGGCAAACTTCCTGCGCCGATTGAGTACAAAGTCGACAAGAACCTCGAAGAGCGACTCAAGAAACATCGAGAAAAGCTCGAAGGTCAGTCAGATGACCTAAGTGATGACGATGACGTGTTTCTTTCCTCGTTCCCCTCTCAAGATCGGCTTTCATCAGATTCCGAACCTGGCTCACCCATCAGACTCCCCCCGGACAGTCCTGGTAGGCCCAGAATTCCAGGAGAACCAGAACTCAACTATGTTGATCTTGCCTTCCATGAACACCGTTCCTGTGGCCCATCGAACAGAACTCAACCCGAGAAAGCAAGTTTTTGGGATACTTGCAGAAACTATGTGTGGCCGAGAAATCCTGTGATGTCACATGAGCTCACGAAAGTTTCTAGTATGCAGTTTGAACGAGCTGGTTCCATGAAGAATATGTGGCGAGACGCGACTGCTGGTGCTTTGGGTATGTTGGAAATCACGTATGATACTCGAGAAGTTTATTACGTCGATCGCAAAGACGTGAAGAAGTTCGAAGCAGTTAAAATTCGTGAAGATTCCTGCACGCCATTGGCGCCGGATGGTCAGTTTGCCCCGATACACTACCTATCAGTTCTAGAATTGCATAATGGATTTGCTTTCCCCTCACACGTGAGTGCGCGAGTTATGCAGGGTTACGATGTGAAGTTTGACAACAACACCGGTCTGATCGTGGATTTTACCAGGTTGGCGATCGTGCCTTGCACGAACATAAACCTGAAAGCGAAACAAAGGATAGACAACATTGAAGACGGAGCTGCCAACATCATAAAGGGTGTGAAGCGATATCTGAAGCTGATTTGTGACTATATTCTTTTGCTCGGAGCCATAACCATAGCTTACGTTGTAATCTTTTACTTCTTGAATAAGCTGTTGACTTGGCTTGGTAGCAAACCAAAGAATAGTAAGACCAAATTGCGAGCTCAGATGAAGGATGGACCTGAATCATACCCTGGTGAAATTGTGCAAACTTGCGTCTCGGGTCAGCATTCCCACGAGTGCTCGGAGTGTGGAAAGTACTTCACTCACAACAAGATCGTCGAGGACCCCCTCTGTTCCGAATGCTGCATTCTCGGCCAAACAGGAGATCCCAACTTCACCAAGAAATCGAGAAGCACAGTGGTCGTCCAAGGACACACTGGTGAAGTCAACCAAACAAAGAAGGGATCGAAGAAGACTGTGACGTTGACTGGTCACATGAATGCATATCACAAAGGAAACTTCCTGCATGCAGTCGAAGGTTTGAGTCAGGAGGAAGTGGCGTTCTATTCAGATTTTGCCGATGACCCCAATTCCATTAATTGCTTACGCAAAGTTCAGAAAAACATTCTCACGGTTAAAAATCTGACACTGGGAGCGTCTGCCATGGGTGTTGCCTTGGGTGGGCACTTGGTTGTGTGTGTTGCTCACCAATTCATCGATGAACGAGAGAGATACGAAGTGTGTGTGGACACGTTTCACACTCGTGACGTGCGGTTTACCCTGAAACGGAATCAATTCTTCTGTGATAAAGAAAAAGATTTGATCTTCTTCTACTTGCCAGATTCCGTTCCCCCATTCCCCGACATACGACGTCATTTCATTGACGAGCGTTCTCTGGATTTCGAAACCTGTACGGCGTCCCTGGTCCGCGGTGATTTCACTCTCGATTCACCGATGTACGAAAGCGAAAAGCTCACTGAAGTCTCTCCCTACATGCGAAGGATCACCTACAGCGTTGGCAGTAAGACAGTTGAGATTGGTGCGTGTGTGCGCTACAATGGTGCGGTGAACAAGGGAGATTGTGGCGGTCCCGTCATTCTGTCCAACAAGTATGTGGCTCGAAAGATCTGTGGTCTGCATTGCGCTGGCAATCAAGAGTTGATGAGCGGAAGAGCCACCATCATCACCCAGGAGTACCTCGCGAGTGTGATCGAGAACATGGGCAACAGTCTGAGGCTCAAGAAAGACATTGCGGATTTCTCTGACGAAGTGCTGGAAGCTCAGACTGCGGACATTCTTCCTGTCGGTCCTGCCGTTGCAGTTGCTGGAACTGCTACCCCTGTGAATTCGCGAGGAGACTCAAGTCTAGTGATGACCCCGATCGCTGGACAAATCTACGAAGTGACCAACATTCCTGCCAAACTGCGACCCACTGTGGTGGAGATTGATGACGAGAAGGTCAAAGTTGATCCCCTGCTGGAGACGTTGAAGAAAGGAGCGATGCCACGGAAGCACCTGAATGAACCCGAAGTCATTGATGCATGTATATCGGACTTCGTGGAGGCCTCGGAAGCAGCTAGTGCGAAAGTCGGAGTCGTGTACGAGAAGCGTCTTCTCACTGACGAGGAGACTGTGTCTGGTGTGAGAAAAGAAGGAGTGATAGATCCGTGGATTGGTCCTTTGTGTCGTGCCTCCTCCCCTGGTTATCCTTTCGTTCTTGAAGCCACTTTGCCTGGAAAGCATGATTACATCCAGATGAACGACGAAGGCGTGATTGAAATGACCCCTGAAGTCAAGGAGGAAATGAAAATCCTGGAGCAACAAATCAAGGATGAGCAAGTTCCTGTCGAGAAAGTCATCTTTACCCCAACATTGAAAGATGAGCTTCTTCCTCCTTCCAAGGTCAAGATTGCCAAGACGCGCGCCTTCATCGTAATCGGCTTCATTTTTAACCTTATAACTCGCAAGTTTTTTAGTTTTTACCTTGCTGCACTCATGTCAATTCATAACATTTTTGAAGTTTCAGTTGGAATCAACCCTCACAGCTCGACGTGGGCTGATCTTGCTGAACGTTTGCATGTTTT